AGAACAACCAACAATAATACCACAACGATTTGGGCATATGATTGCTTGAATTATCACTAGGGTTAATTCCTAGATAAATACTAAACATATATTGGAGCCTAGACTATGGCAGATCTACAAACATTTACAAATGCTTATCTACAAGCAACAGCAGGAAACTTAACCTATACCAGAAACCAAAGACGCTGGAAGTTTTTGCTGGATAGTTTCACTGGCGGACAATCATATCGTGAAGGTGCTTATCTACAACGCTATGCTTTAGAAACTGACATTCAATATGCCGCAAGATTAAACAACACACCACTGGACAATCAATGCCGTAGTTTAATTTCATTGTATATCAGTTTCTTGTTTAGAGAAAAACCTCACAGAGACTTTGGCAGTTTAGAAAACAATTTTACCATTGATGACATTTTAGAAGATGCTGACTTAGATGGACGCAGTATGGATGCGTTTATGAAAGATGTAGCAACATGGTCAAGTGTATTTGGACATGTTTGGATCTGTGTAGCAAAACCTGATGTAGGTGCAGTTACTCTAGCAGATGAACAAGCCATGGGTGCTAGACCTTACCTCAGTATGTATAATCCATTGGCAGTCACAGATTGGCGTTGGGCACGTCAGCCAAATGGCGGTTATCAATTAGAATATATCAAGTATGTTGAAGAAGTCAACGGCACTGAAACTGTTGTAAAAGAATGGACCTATGACACAATTACAACTTACCATCTAAACACACAACAAGAGCGTGTCACAGAAATATCACAGGAAGTAAATGGTCTAGGTTATCTACCATTTGTCTGTGCTTATGCTGAACGCAGTCCAGTGCGTGGCCTAGGTAATTCACTTATTGATGACATTGCTGACCAACAGCGTATGATCTACAATGAATTGGCTGAAGTCTATGATTCAATTAGACTGGACACACACCCAAGTCTTGTTGCCACAGCAGGAACAAATGCACAGGGTGCATCAGCAGGTCAAGTTATCACCATGGAAGAAAACTTAGATCCAAACTTAAAGCCATATGTGCTACAGTTTGAAGGTGGACAGATTGACAAAATCTACACCAGTATCAACAATCGTAAAAAGATGATTGACAGCATGGGTAATGTTGGTGCAGTGCGTGTCACAGAAACCAAATCAATGAGTGGTATTGCCATAGAAACAGAATTTCAATTGTTAAATGCAAAGTTGTCAAGTATTGCAGATAACTTAGAACTAGCAGAAGAACAAGTATGGCAGATCATTTACACATACATGGGTGCAACATGGGATGGTGAGATTGAATATCCTGATAACTTTGCATTACACAACACTGACAATGAATTAAGTCAACTTAAGATTGCCAGTGAAATTGTTCAAGATCCAGTTAAGCGAGCATTGATTGAAAATGAAGTAATGTCCACGCTAGACATTGAACAACCAGAACATGAACTAGAAGAACAACTTGCAGAACAACAGGGTGTTGCACCACCCGATGAAGAACTAATAACAAGAACCTACGAAGATGGTGCACCAATTAGTCCAGACTTACCTCCAGCATACGCACTGGCCACTGGTGCAGAAAACTGTGCCAACTGTGGTTATTACTTGGAAGGCCTATGCACTAGATTTAACAATGCTCCAGTAAGAACCGCATACTGGTGTGCAGTATGGGAGCCAGTTCTTACTCAGGGCTAAGTGAATAAATACAATTAAACAGAATTATCTGTTTACAAAATTAACTCTTTAAGAGGCGAGGACCACGATGACCCAACAAGAAACATCGGCAACAGAGAACACTGATAACTCTCAAAATGATCAGGCAACGGTAAAAACATTTACGCAAGATGAAGTAAACGCTATTCTAGCCAAGACCAAAAGTCAACTAGAAAAGAAATACGCATCAAAGTATGAAGAACTTGGAGACCCAGAGCAACTACGAGAAATTGTAGCAACTCATCAAAAGAGTCAACAAGAACAGGCATTAAAGCGTGGAGAGTTTGACCGTATTATCGGCGAATTGGCGGCCAAGAAGGACGCAGAAATTCAAAAGAGAGATAGAGTAATAGAAAGTTTCAAAGTAGAAACTCCTATTGTAGAAGCCGCGGCTCGTTATCGTGCTGTAAATCCTGAACAAGTCAAAGCGTTGATTCGCAGTCAAGTTAGACTTGGAGCAGAAGGTGAAGTTGAAGTATTAGATGAAAAGGGTGTTGTTCGCTATGATGACAGTGGCAAGCCAGTGAGTGTGGATAGTTTTGTTCAGTCATGGCTGCAAAGCAATCCACATTTCGTGTCAGCAACTCCTGTGACAACTAATACCAAAAGCAATGTCACTGGTTCTACAATGAAGAAAGTTGATATTAGTAAACTTGATATGAAAAATCCCGCAGACAGAAAAATCTATGCTGACTACAGAAAATCAGCAGGATTAGCCTAAAATTCATTTAAGGAGAATTCAAAATGGCAGGTTCTACTACTACAAGTCTAAACGACTTACTACCTGAAATTATTCAGGAAGCAATGTTCCAAGCAAGCGAACGCAGTATCATGCGTGGTCTTGTAAAAAATTATGCTTTGGCTCCAGGTCAAGGTAAAAATGTTAATGTTCCTATTTTCCCAATTCAGTCAGCAGCCGCTGTTACTGAAGGTGACGAAGTAACTAACACAGCAGTAAGCACAAACACAGCACAATTAACAGTTAGCCCAGTTGCTATCCGCACATTGTTAACTGACTTGGCTCGCACTTCAGCCGCTAGTAACGTTGTTGCAGATCTAGGTAAACTATTCGGCGAAGCAGTTGCTCGCAAAATAGACCAAGACTTAACAGCATTATTTGCTAGTTTCTCTAACGGTGTAGGTGACTACACAGGTCAAATCACAGCCGCAGACATCTTCAAGATGGTTGCCAAGTTGAAAGCCAGTGCTGTTCCTACAGAAGGTATGGTAGCAGTATTGCACCCAGAAGTTGCCTATGACTTGAAAGCAGCATTGACAACACAGGGTAACACACCATTCACAGCCGGTGCTTACAGCGATGTAACCAACGAAGCAATGCGTATGGGTTATGTTGGTATGTTGGCTGGTATCCCAGTTTATGAAACAAGTAACATTGCCAACACTGGCACACCAGGTGACTTCCCAGGTGCTGTTTTCCACCGTGATGCATTGGGTCTTGGCCTAATTGGTGACATCGCTATTGAAACACAGCGTCGTGCAAGTTTCTTAGGTGATGACATTGTATGTTCAGCATATTATGGCGTTGGCATCCTACAGAACAACTACGGTCGTTACTTGAAGATGGACAGTTCTATCTAATTGCTAAATTAATCTAAAAGGAGAATCACATGAATAGAGCATTTATATACAGTTACAAAACATTTGTAAGTTTCGCAACTTATGAGGATGTCGTTCTTCGTGATTCTCGTGTTTTTGAAGCCAATGAAGACTTAACACAAGACGAAATCAATAATTATCTAGAACAAGCCAGTCAGCGTATTCTAACACAAATTAGAAACACAGATTGGTGGAGAGACTATCAGCGTAAACTAGCAAAGATTGTAAATCCAAACTTATTACCTGCTGTTAATCCAGATTATATACTAGCCAGAACACAGGAGTTCAAGGACTTAAATGTTTATTTTGCATTATTGGAATACATTTATCCTAGCATTGCTGACTTTGGCAATCCTGACAGTGCTGAATTCCAAAAGATAAAGTTCTACAAGGATTTATATAATGTATTGTTTGACGAAGTTATTGAATCAGGCGACTGGTATGACTTTACTCATAATGGCACAATTGACACTGAAGACAAAATGGCTTCAATAGTAAACAGAGTTCGTGTAAGATGAGAACAGAATTATTAACTTATTTGACGGCACAATTAACTGGCTCTATCAAGACCAGTCAAGAACTGCCCTTTCAAGAAGGAACTAATCCGTTATACATGAAGAATGCTCGCAGAGTATATCTTGATGAACCCTACACTGAAGAAGATGTATTGATACCCACATTGGGTAGTTTACAGATCAATCAGCGTATTACTATTGTAAGATGGTTTTTAACAGTGGATGCAAAAAACAGAAACACTGACTTAGATTCAGCATTAAACATTCTTGGTAGTGCTAAAGATATCACTACCATAACAGGCGTGTTTACACGTTTGTTTGACTATACAGTCAGCATAGACAATGACAGAGTTGTCTATGAAGGCGAATATAGATTCGCAAATTTAGCATAAGGAAAAAATAATATGGCTTTCATATTCCCAGCACCAGGCGTAGCCGGAGTTCAAATGACTCTAGCCGTTAAGGTAAGCACGGATACTGCTAGTTTGTCTGTTCCAGCAGTTCAAGACATTACAATCAATAACGCAAATGATGTATTCACTTGGACACAATTGGATTCAGGTAGCAAACAGCAAGTTCCAACAACAGCAACTAATGATCTTAGTTTCAACATCGTTCTAGACCAAACTGCCTTCTTTGGCAGTGGCATTGGTGCAGATGTTGCAGTCAAAGATGGTCTATTTGGATTGAGCAAGAACAAACAACTTATTCAGTTCACATTATACCTAGGTGACACCAGCACAGGTGCAGCAGGCAAGACTCTAACAGGTAATGCTTATGTAACTGGTTTGGCACCAACAGTTAGTGCAGACAGCCCAGTTTGGGTCAGCCCCGTAACTTTAACAGTTACAGGTGACTACACTGTAGCCTAAGTTTTAATTAACTTAGATTAGAAAGCACCTTCGGGTGCTTTTCTATTAGCGGTTTATATTAGATAAATATCAAGTGACAGGAGATTTGATGATATTTGATTC